GCCTGCAGCGGCTCATGCCGGCGGGTATCAAACCCAAGTTCACCAGCGCTGAAGAACTTATGGCCTGGCAGCAGGAAGAGGGCCGCAAGCATTGCGCTGAGGTGGAGAAACTCAACCAGAAAGCGCGTGCAGACCGCATTTTCGGGCGATCGGGTATTCAGGACTTGCACCGTAGCTGCACGTTCAAAAACTACCAGGTGAGCGGCGAGGGGCAGCAACTTGCGCTGACGATGGCGAAACGCTACGCGCAGAACTTCGGTACCGGATTTGGCAGCTTCGTGTTCAGCGGCGGCTGCGGTACCGGGAAAAACCATCTGGCGGCAGCGATCGGAAATCATCTGCTCGGGCGTGGCGCCACGGTGCTGATTGTAACCATCCCCGACCTCATGTTGCGCGTTCGCGCCTGCTACGACGAGGGCGAATCAGAATCCGCGTTACTGGATGACCTGTGCCGCGTGGACCTGCTGGTTCTCGATGAGGTGGGTGTACAGCGCGAGACGCGCGGCGAGTTCGTCATCCTGAACCAGATTATCGATCGCCGCCTGGCAGCCCTGAAACCTGTCGGTGTGCTGACCAACCTGAATCACCCTCAACTGACCGCCGTACTGGGCGAGAGAGTGATGGACCGCCTGCAGATGGATGGCGGTGTCTGGGTGAACTTCAACTGGGCCAGTTACCGTAAAAACGTCAGCCACCTGCGTGTGGTGAAGTGAGGAAATCATGACAACGAATTTTGTTAACGACGTGATCAGCTTCCTGACTAACCGGGAAGGAAACCTGCATGAAATCGCCGCGGCTATCGGCATGGACCCAAACCGGACCTCAACGCTGCTGGGTGGCCTGTTGCGTAGCGGTACCGTCGCTCGCTCCGGGCGCATGCGGAAATACGTTTACAGACTGGCGCCTGATTACCGTACCCCTGAGCAAATTTACCAAGAGCGGCTTAGCACAGTCCTGGCTGCACTGCACGAACGCCAGCGCCTGAGTTTTGGTGAGGTGAAAACGCTCATCGATGAATCATCCTGTCTTACCCGTTCCTTCCTCGAGCAAGCCGTAAAACGAGGTGAGTTTATCAAGCAGGGTAAACAGGGTTATTTCCTGACGTTTCAGGATTACGAAACGTACCTGGAAGCACTGGCTGAGCGCCGTAAGGCAAAGCGTACAGCTGACTGTGCCGCCCGCCGCGCAGCGCGGAAATCTCAGGTCAAGCCAGCGGAGCCGGAAAGACCGGCGGAGCCAGTTAACGCAATTACAGATAAATGCCGCCAGAACTGGCAGGGTTATCATATCCATAAAATTTTCGGGAGCGCCCGCGCATGAAAGACATGACGAATGAGCAGTTAATTCGCGCCACCTACGTGGTCGCTAAGTACGAAAATCCGAAGACGGCACAACTGCTGACTGAACTGGCGGGGCGGCTGGACTGCGCGCTGGCAGCGACGCGTACGGCTTGCCGGGAACGTGACGCCGCTGTCAGAGCCGAAATTGAGTGGGAGACGGCCATGCGTCAGGCTGTTGGCGAAGACGGCGTTGATGACGTGGTTGTGGCGATCGAAAAGCTGAAAGCTGAACGCAGTGCGCTGGCTGCGGAGAATTTGGCGCTGAAATCATCATTTAAGCCAGACGTAATTCCAGAAGAGGCAGTTGAGGCATTCACGGAAACCGCCATCCTGGACCACGACTGGAATGATACTAGCGAATGGTCATGGGTTGAGAATGATACAGATGTCATCCGTGCTGTGCTGGATGCAATGCCCGTTCCAGAAACCCCAATCACTGACTCCTTCCTGGCAGAAGTCCGCAAACAGGGCGTTATCGAATTTGCAGCAGCGATGGCGGCTATACACGCTGAATGCCAGGCGGGCGGATATTTTGACCGGCAGGTAAAAGTTTACGCCAAAGCTCAGGAACGGGCTGAGTCGTATCTTAAGCAGCGTAGCGGGGAGAAAGCAGTATGAGTAAATCACTGAACGCCCGTTGTATCCGTCGCTGGGAATTGCAGATGCGCGATGTATGCGATTCGAAAGTAAACCCGTGGTGGCGCAAGCGTGATCTGCGCGGCTATATCCGCGAATGCGGATTAATCACCGCGTATTGCATGGTTGAACGAATGGCAGAAGACAACGCCAAAGTTGACTATCAGGGCGACACATTCGGATGGTCGCCGGAGTTTTCAGCCTGGTATGACGAACGCCGCGACCACTACCTGAAAGAGGCTCGCGATTACCTGAACGAAGAAGCCACCACGGATGAAATCGACGAAGAGATTCAGAACGAGCTGGAGGCCTGGAATGACTGAGCATGTCACTTTGCACAATGCTGATTGCTTCGATATCTTCCCCACGATTGCAGACGGTTCTGTTGATCTAGTTTGCGCTGACATTCCCTACGGTACCACGCAATGCCGCTGGGACTCTGTCCTTGACCTGCAGGTGATGTGGCAGGAGTTGTACCGCATCGCCAAACCGTCTGCAGCCATTGTGTTGTTTTCCGCACAGCCGTTTACCAGCGTGCTAGTCAGCAGCAATCTGCGTCACTGGCGTACCGAGTGGATTTGGGAGAAAGGCAACGCGACAGGATTCCTCAATTCCAAAAAACAGCCGCTGCGCGCCCATGAAAACATTCAGGTATTTTATCGTCGCCAACCGACGTACAACCCTCAATTCACGCACGGGCATCAGAGGCGTACATCTAAGCGAAAAATGGTTGATTCGGAATGCTACGGAAAAGCGCTATCCCTAACGGAATACGACTCAACCAGTCGGTACCCGCGTGATGTTCAGTTTTTCTCGAGCGATAAGCAAACCGGTAATTTTCACCCAACGCAAAAGCCGCTGGCGCTGTTGAAATACATCATCGCAACCTACAGCAATCCGGGTGACGTGGTGCTGGATTTCACAATGGGCAGTGGTACTACAGGCGTGGGATGTCAGGAAACTGGCCGTACGTTCATCGGCATTGAAAAAGAGACGGCAATTTTCCTTACCGCCTGCCAGCGCATGGGCATTAAGCAGGAGCGTGCAGCATGAGTGACGCATTACTCGAGTACGCATACCGCCGGATTGTGGAACTGGAAAGCCTGCTGCTGGTGGAGGTGCCGGAAACAGTCTGGCCTGCTGAGGTTGGCCTGGTCTTCGCGCAGCTGGAAATCGCCGGGGATCTCCCGGCGCACCACCAGCGCCGACTGAAGCACCATATAAACCGTATGTGGCTGGAAAAAATGCCGGTGCCAGCGATTGTCACTGCTGCCCGTTCGCTGGCTACTGCCATGGAGAAATACGCGTGAGAGAAATCATCGTTGATAATTTTGCTGGTGGCGGCGGGGCGTCTACCGGTATTGAGCTGGCGACTGGCCGCAGTGTGGATATTGCCATCAACCACGACGAGAACGCCGTCGCGATGCACACCACGAATCACCCGGATACGTTGCACTACTGCGAATCGGTGTTTGATGTAAACCCAATGGCGGCGACTGCCGGCCGTCCGGTAGGGCTGGCGTGGTTCTCTCCGGACTGCCGTCATTTCTCGAAGGCGAAAGGCTCAAAGCCGGTCGAGAAAGAAATTCGCGGTCTGGCGTGGATTGTCATTCGCTGGGTGCTGGCGGTGCGGCCACGCGTGATGATGCTTGAGAACGTCGAAGAGTTCAAAACATGGGGACCACTACTGGCGGCAGAGATGCGCCCAGATCCGGCCCGCGCTGGGGAAACATTTGAGGCGTTCTGCGGGATGCTGTCCGGTGGTATACCTGCCGGGCATCCTGCGCTGGCAGAGTGCTGCGAGTTCCTGGGTATTGCCGTAGATGGCGAACAGGCGCAACAGCTGGTGGCCGGGCTCGGATATGCTGTTGATCACCGCGAGCTGCGGGCGTGTGACTTTGGCGCGCCGACAATCAGAAAGCGCTTTTTTATGGTGATGCGGTGCGACGGCGTGTCGGTGACCTGGCCGGAGCCGACACACGGCGATCCTAAATCGCCAGCAGTGCAGAACGGTAAGCTTAAAGCCTGGCGGACGGCGGCGGAGTGTATCGACTGGTCAATCCCGGCGCCGTCGATTTTTGACCGCAAAAAGCCGCTGGCCGAGAACACGCTCAAACGCATTGCCCGAGGCATTCAGCGGTTCGTGATCGACAATGCGTCGCCGTTTATCGTGAAGTGCAATCACACCAGCACCCGTACCAGTTACGACTGCTTCCGAGGACAGGCGCTGGCGGATCCGCTACAGACCATTACCAAAACCCACGGCTATGCTGTCGCGGTACCGCACCTGACAAAATTCCGTACTGGCGCAACCGGACAGGAGGTTTGCGAACCGGTACCGACAATCACTGCCGGTACATCGAAGCGTCCGGGCGGAAACGGGCATGCGCTGGGTGTGGTGGAAGCCGCACTTACCCCGTTCCTGGCGGGTAATGGTGGCAGCGAGTATCAGGCCAAACCGCGCCCGCTGGATAAACCCGCGCATACCATCCTGAAAGAGTCACGGTCATGCGTCGTTGCGCCAGTAATTGCCCGTCAGTTCGGTGCCAGCATCGGGCACCGGGCTGACGAACCGAGCGCCACGATTACCGCTGGTGGCGGCGGAAAATCGCAGTTGGTGACTTCGACCCTGATCCAGATGGGGTATGGCGAACGCCCCGGACAGCAACCACGTGTGCTGCAACTGGACAATCCGCTGGGTACCGTTACTGCCGGCGGCAATAAGTTCGCGACGGTTAGCGCATTCCTGGCGAAGCATTACGGCGGGAATTACTCAGGGCCGGGCGTCGGGTTGGACGAACCAGCGCACTCAGTGACCACTGTCGACCATCATGCGGTTGTAGCCTCTCATCTGGTGAAACTGCGAGGTACCTGCCGGGACGGACAGCGAACAAACGAGCCGATGCCGACCATCACAGCCGGTGGCCTGCATGTTGGAGAAGTCGAAACCATGCTTGCGGTTGAGTCTTACGACGAACAGCGCGCAGCGCAGGCGCTGGCGTTCCTGCGGGAATACTGCGGTGAGGATTGCGACGGGCTGGTGACCGTTGACGGCATCACTTACCGCATCGTCGATATCGGTATGCGTATGCTGCAACCGCACGAGCTGTACCGCGCCCAGGGCTTCCCGGAGTGGTATATCATTGACCGTGACTATCGCGGCGTGAAGTACGCCAAAGATAAGCAGGTGGCGCGCTGCGGCAATGCGGTACCGCCGCCGTTCGCTGAGGCACTTGTTAGGGCTAACTTGCCGGAGATGTGTAGAGCGAAATATCTTGCTGCATAATTAAAATTGCTGGTCATACCACGGCGTTTTTGGTGATAAAAACTACAATTATTGTTGCCAAAAATGACTGAGGGGCTGATATGAAAGCAAAATATAAAGTTATTTATTATATCGATAGCAAACGGCATGAGTTCGATACGTTTGTTTTACGAGACGACAAGATTGATGAAGCCGATCTTTATTCTCAAATAATGCCTAAGGTAGAGGAGCACTATAAGGACACATATGGTGTTAATTCATTTGCAGTGCGAAAGGGATTCAGTGACATCACTTTCGACTATTTAGGTCCGAGTTAAACACGATAGCTCTCTGCTGCATGCATACTACTAATGTTAAGCCACGTTGTACCGTGGCTTTTTTATTCAATGGCTTACAACAACTTAACTTTTCAAACCTGTGTCGCAATTTGTGCGCTTATCGAGTTGATCATTCTCCCGTATGGGTGTACTGTTTATTTATACAGTATTTTTATGAGAGGGATGATCATGAAGGTTGAAGTCACTATCGAACGTACAAAAAAACTGCCTGATGGCGCGATCCCGGCGCTGGAAAAAGAACTTTTAAAACGATTAAACAAGCGCTACGAAGGGTGCAAGCTGACCATTCGTCGGGCACAAAATGACGGGCTCAATGTTATCGGTGGCGATAAAGACGAAATCGCAAATATTCTGCAGGAAACCTGGGAAAGTGCGGACGAGTGGTTCTACTGATTGAACGTTGAACTATTTCCTGAAGCTGAACAGGGGGATGCTGTGAGAGAATGTGTTTCAAAATCATCTGAGCCTGACTGGTATGACGTTGTCAGAAGGGCGGATGGCGCGGTGCTATGTAGTTTTCCAGGAGGTGATCGTTTTCTTGTTTATAAAAGTGGAGGGCTTATTTCTATGCGACCTTTACTTGATGAGGAAATTATTTTCACGCCAACCGCGGTTGTGCAGTTTCTCACTGATCTCGGCTACCGCATCCAAAGACCATCTGATAATATGATCTCATCGGTCTGAACAGCCGGTAAACCTGCTGCGCCACGGAGTGAACACCATGGCGCACTTGCAATTAATCAAGCAATCATCAGGAATCCTGATCCCGGCTACGCCCGAGACCAGCGATTTTCTGCATTCAAAATGTAAGCTCGGCGCTGTTCTGGTTGCCGATTTCAAAAAAGTGCGCAACCCGGCATTTCACCGCCGATTCTTCGCGCTACTCAATCTGGGCTTCGATTACTGGGAACCTACCGGCGGCGCGATATCTTCCAACGAACGCAGGCTGGTTAACGGTTACGCCAGATACCTGGCTGCTTTCGGCGGGAACGAAAGTGCGCTGATGGATGCCGCTGAGCAATATCTGGATCAGGTTGCCAGTCGCCGCATAACAAACGGCATCAGTCTTTGTAAATCCTTCGATGCGTATCGTGCCTGGGTAACTATCGAGGCCGGGCATTTCGACACCATCCAGTTGCCTGACGGCACTCTCCGTAAACATCCCCGCAGTGTTTCTTTTGCCAGCATGGACGAAACAGAGTTCCAGCAGCTCTACCGTGCCGCACTGGATGTGCTCTGGCGCTGGATCCTGTCCCGCGTATTTCGCGATCAGCGTGAGGCCGAGAACGCCGCCGCGCAGCTGATGAATTTTGCGGGGTGAGTATGGCTAAAAAACCTCGTCGAAAATGCATCCACTGCAGGGAGTGGTTCCACCCGGTTCGTGATGGGCAGATTGTCTGCCGCTACGTATGTGCCAGCGCTGTAGGCAAAGAGCAGACTGCAAAGAACCAGGCTGATGCTATGCGTGCTGAGAAGAAGCGCCAGCGCGAAGAGGAGAAAGAGCAGCGGGCACGCCAGGCGGAACGGCGACAGGCAGTTAAGCCGCTCAGCTATTTCATCAAACAGGCGCAGCAGGCTTTTAACGAATTCATCCGGTACCGCGATCGACATCTCCCTTGTATCAGCTGCGGGCGGCATCACGACGGGCAATATCATGCCGGTCATTTCCGGACTACCGGCGCGAATCCGGAGCTGCGCTTTGACGAAGACAACTGCCATAAGCAGTGTTCGGTCTGTAATAACCACCTCTCCGGCAACCTGACTGCCTACCGTCCGGAGCTAATCGCCAAAATCGGCCAGACCCGCTTTGATGCCCTGATGGGCCCGCACAAATTACCGAAATGGAAGCGCGACGACTACATCCGCATCCGCGATGAATACCGCGCAAAACTCAAAGAACTTAAGCAGCAGGTGGTCGCATGAAACCAGAACTGATCGAATTGCTTCGCATGCGCTGGCTGCGCCTCCGCATTTATCGCCGCCCGGGTACGGTGCTGGTGGACTATCGCATCCTTCGTAACTTTATTCGCATCTACCAGATTGCAGGAGCTGCAGCGTGAATCTTGAAAATACCGTGAAATACCACTTCGCAAAGTCCACGCTGATTAGCTACTCCCCGCGCGCTACCGCATCAGACTCACTGACCGGTACCGATATCATGGCCGCTATGGGCATGACGCAGGAGCGTGCCGCTTTGGGCTACAGCGCTTTCCTCGGGAAGATGGGCATCAGCCAGAACGACCGGGATCGGGCGATCTCACTGTTGGCCGAGTATGCGCTGACCAAATGCGACAAGGTTGCCGCGCTGCGCAAGCTCGCTGCTGGGATTAAGCCGTTGGTCATGCATCAGCTCGCCACCTTCGCTTTTGAGGACTATTCCCGCAGCGCCGCCAGTGTAAAGCAATGCGACTGCTGTGCCGGAAAAGGGTTTATTGAGGCTGATATGTACACGATGAAATCACACTACACCATGAAGCTCCCCCAGTGGGCAAAAGATCTGAAGCAGTCACCCAGTGATTTCGAGGTTAAGCGTCAGGTGAAAGAGGTGGCCCGCGTACTGTGCTCGGCCTGCAATGGTAAGAAGGTCATCAGTTGCGCCTGCAGTGATTGCCGAGGCCGCGGTAAAGCCGTAGACCAGAAGGAAACGAAGAGGCAGGGCGTTCCGGTTATGTCCGACTGCAAACGCTGCGGCGGTCGCGGCTATGAGCGAATTCCTTCGACCGAGGCCCATGCTGCTGTCTGTCAGATTACTGATGCTATCAGCCTGGACACGTGGAAGAAGTCTGTTAAGCCGTTCTACGATCAGTTGATCACGAAGTTTGATATTGAAGAAGCCTGGGCTGAGGCGCAACTGAAACAGATAACCCGATAGGAGGTGAGGAAATTAATTTGAGCTATTTACTTTTCCCGAATCTGTGTTAATTTTATCCCAACGATGGGTTAATGCCTTCGTTTCAAGCCCTGCGGTTAACACCGTGGGGCTTTTGCGTTTGCTTGGCCCAATAAAAAACCCCGCATCATCACGGGGTTTGCTTTGCTAAATGTCTTTAATTTTATGATAGATGCTTATGGCATTGTGGTACATCAGCCTCATCTCGCTAAAATTTGACCCCTGCGATGTGTCAGTATTTTCACCCGCGCCGTAGACCGCCTCGACACAGTCTCCGATCCTTCTAATTGTTGCGGCTGGATCATCTGAATGTTTGATCATTAAAGCCAAAAGAAATGCCGACTTCTCATTCATTGGCCCCATGGCTGAGAGCATCAAGTCAATCTTTTTCTCACGCATTTCTTTATTGTAATTCTGTGGGTCAAGCATGCTGCTCATAAATAATTCTCCAGAGTTGTGAAAGTTATCATTGGTACTACGGAAGAGTTTTCATCACGTTATCAATTTCCCTTCCTTCAAATCTTGAAGTCCAGCCGCAGGAGCCGCAATGGTAAGGAAAGTCATCGAACCCGCTACCGACCTGTTTAAGACAGTTGGGGCAATAAACCGCGCTGATATACCCACCCGCGGGATTTTTTCTGAAGGCCGCGCCCATGTGCTCGACAAACTCATCCTTTGCCCGATAAGCCGCTACTTCCTTCGTAAGTTCTACGCACTTGGCCTTCGCCTCGGCAAGTTCTTCTATGGTGGCAGCATGGGCTTTTTGAAGTACGTCGATCTGCTCTCCAATGAAAGCGATGCGCTCGCGCAGGACCTCGTTACTTTGCACAGCAGAAAGCGCGCCGATCCCATTTTTAAGGGACGCGATAAGTAATCCTACATCCATGGTTATTCCCTAATTGTCTGTGGAATAAACAATTTAGCAATTTCCTTTGTCTGTGGAAAGCTGGGAAACCACGCGCCGGGTGTGGATAAAAATCCCGGCATTAAATTGATTGCTGGCTGCCGATTGGCGGCCTTTTTTATTTCCCCTCATTCCTGAGAGGACTCACCACTAACGAGGGGGCGTAATGTCCGAACCTTTTTCCGGTACCGCGGCCGCCGGTAGCGCGCTGACCGGCGCCAGCATTTATGGACTGCTTACCGGCACTGATTACGGCGTGGTGTTCGGCGCGTTTGCTGGTGCTGTTTTCTATGTGGCCACCGCTGCCGACCTGACGATTTTTCGCCGTACCGCGTATTTCGTTGTCTCGTATTTTGCTGGCGTGTATGGCTCGGGGCTGGTGGGTTCGTGGCTGGCAAAAATGACGGGCTACGCAGACAAGCCACTGGACGCGCTCGGTGCGGTGATTTTGTCTGCCGTGGCAATCAAGACGCTGACTTTTTTCAGTGAACAGGACCCACTAAAGCTGCTGGCACGCTGGAGAGGGGGAACCAATGGTAACTAACGATCCGCTGGTGGTGACGAACGTGGTGGCGTGTGCCGCCATTGTTCTGCGCCTGATGATGTTCCGTAAGCCTGGCGGGCGACATAACCCGTGGGCGTCATGGTTGGCCTACCTGATAATTCTGGCGTATGCGTCGGTACCGTTCCGGTACCTGTTCGATTCATATCTGCATACCCACTGGGCAACTGTCGCCATCAACTTAATCATCTGCGCCGCCGTGTTCCGCGCCCGGGGCAACGTCGCGCGAATCTTCCATGTTCTGAGGCCGGAATGAAACAATCACAATTTCAGCAGGCGGCTGGTATAAGCGCCGGATTAGCTGCGCGCTGGTTTCCGCACATCGATGCGGCGATGAAAGAATTCGGCATCACTGCACCGACTGATCAGGCGATGTTTATCGCCCAGACCGGACACGAGTCCGTGAGTTTCTCCCGGCTGGTGGAGAGCATGAACTACAGCGTGGCAGGCCTCGCCGATTTCGTCCGTGCCGGGCGACTTACTCAGGACCAGGCAAACGCGCTGGGTCGTCGCTCGTATGAAAAGGTGTTACCACTGGAACGCCAGCGCGCTATTGCCAATCTGGTGTACAGCAAACGCCTGGGCAACAAAGCAGCTGGTGATGGCTGGAAATATCGCGGCCGCGGCCTGATTCAGATCACCGGTCAGGCAAATTACACAAAATGCGGTACCGCGCTGAAACTCGACCTGGTCACCAGCCCTGAGCTGCTGGAGCAGGAGCGTAACGCGGCGCGTTCGGCAGCATGGTTTTTTGCTACCAGCGGATGCCTGCTTTACTCCGGCGACCTGGCGCGCGTCACGCAGATTATCAATGGTGGCCATAACGGCATTGAAGACCGCCGTCTGCGCTACAACCGGGCGCGGAGTGCGCTGGTATGAAGTGGCGATATGTTCTGCTGACGCTGGTGGTCAGTCTCTCGGCGACGACGCTTATCGCCTGGCGTTCCGGATGGAATGCCCACGCCGACCATGTCAACGCGCTGGCGGCGGATAAGAAAGATAAGGCCAATAAAGCCATCCAGCCGGTAGAGAAGAAAGCCGCTGTGGCAAATGCCGAAGCCAGAGTGATTTACCGGACCATAACCCGTGACGTGGTGAAATATGTTCAGTCTCCGGATCGTACCAGGTGTGATTTTGATGATGAGTCTGTACGGCTGCGCCAGCGTGCCATCGACGCTGCCAACTCCATCAGCGGATTTGATGCAGGAACCGTGCAGGGCAAGTAATGCCGGGGCAAACAGCGATGAGGATTTGCAGGCAGACATCGAGACGGCGGAGTGTTTGCGCCAGTTGCGGATCAACACATATCGCTGGCAGGCCTGGTATAACGCGTTGCTTTAAGGCTGCATCCCGGGCAGCTTTTGCCACCCGGTTTATGGTTACTCAGTCAGCTCCTTTTCATTTAGCTGTTCAAAGTAAAAGTCATAACGCTTCAGAAACCACATTCTGCAGTCTTCATCCATGTTACCGGTTATAGCATCAGTACACAGATGTCGACCATGGAAACGCATCCGGGCAAAGCTGTAGGCAAGGAAATCTAAATCCCGGGAAGATACAACACACTTTTTACTCACTACCTGCATACATTCCTCCTCTGTTGGACGATCCAAAAAGGGAAGATGTGTTAATGAAAGTATGGCTCAGAAAAGAGGCAGCGGGAGTGATTTTACTCCTGGATGAAAAAAACGTTGCGCCTGATCAAGCGGAGGTTTTTGCAGGATTATGTGCAATGGCTGGGGGAATAAAAAATGCCCTCATTAAGAGGGCGAGAGGGATTGTCTGGCGTGTGCATTTCGCACTTTTTATTTTTCAATAAAAAAAGGGTCAAACGGTACTACCTCCCCTGGTGCGGCAGGAAGGCTGAGTATGGACGGATTAATAATGTTAACAAGCGTAAGCGGTGACTTTTGACGAAATATCTCGCTTGAGCGATGTTTACGTTTTGGATTTGCTCAGTTAAAAAAAAGCCCTCGGGTAAGAGGGCGAGTCGGAGTAGAGCTGACAGTACTTCGTACTCTTATTCTTTTCTCAATGGCAAGGATCTTACGTTGGTTCTTCAACTCCTGTCGTGGCAGGAAACCTGATTATGGTTGTTAACTTTTAGTTAACAAGCGTAAGCGGGTTGATTGGGAAAAATCCTAGTTTAATGAAATGGTTTCGAAAAAAAACCCTCAGACGGAAGGAAATCCAGATTCTTCAGAGGGTATGCAAATGCATTTCGTTACCTTTTAAACTTAGCAACGCGCCGCTGCACTGATATGAGATATCTCCCATAAGCGAAGCCGTAATAAATTTATAACTTATTTTATATCTGCTTAAAGATGATTATCTCCCTTCCTGCAGATAAGGCTCACCGATTGTCTACACTTAAGACTTCCTAACCAGAAAGGAGGTTTGTATGACCGATCGCCCAGTCGAAGGGGACCATCCTGATTACAGTCCTGTTCCTGATAACGTCAAAAACGACCAGCCAGGGCAAACCGGTAGAGACCAGAAAGACGATACTGGCTCAGCACCTGAATCTGGTGATAAACAGCCATAACTAAAACTAACCGCCTACGGGCGGTTTTTATTGCCATCACGCTGGACATTACAGCAGGCATTCACTGAGTCCCTGTTATAATGACGTTAAAGGATACCTACAAACGAGAAGCTTTATGCGTGACGTTATGCTCTTCGGTGAGGGCTGGAACGGTGAAGTAAGAAAAGTGGCAGATGGGGTGCATCGTTATTACTACACCCCCGAAGAAAACGATCAGCGCCATCGCGAAGCCGTTTTCTCAATTTTAGAGTATCGATCTTTCAGTGGTAAAAATTACTGGATTGGATTTCCGGTTATCGAGCCGTCTCTTTCAGATATTGAGTGGGCCATTATGAAGTATCAGCCTGCGCCCGTTTCGAAGTTTTAGCATTGAGCCAAATTAGCCTCGCAGACGCGGGGCTTTTTTATGCGTAACAGGCTTGCTTACGTGAAGTTTTTTTCGATTTCATTATTTGGATCTCTTTCGTGGCAGGCCTGTGTAAGTAGAAGGGTGATACTTTGTAAATTAATAGCGCACTAACGATTATGCATAATACTTTTTCTGTCAATTACAAAAGGAGAGCAGACGATGATTGATGGAAAAGAAGAAACGCTTATCTCAGGAAGAAAATGCTATTCAGTGACAGGCAAAGATAAAGCGTTAAGAATGTTCGTAGATAATCTCCGCACCAGCAATAAGTTTGAAGATTCTGATATGCGCGTGATAGGTGGGATTGATGCAAATGGCCGAATGAAAATCATTTTAGCCGGACACTTTGTGGATGAGGTTTCGTTTCAGGATTTTAAAAAGAAATTTATTAATCCTTATAAGCTCAAACAAGAAAATTAACGTTTTTTAAATTATTATCAGGATTCATTTTTACTACGCACTACTCATAAATAAGCCCCTGGCATCCGCTGGTGGCTTTTTTATGCGCTTCGTACGCGCACCTGAAAGCAAGGTAATTTTATGGCTGACATCATGACCCAAAGGCCATACCCACCGCCACAGTTTATCGATAACCCGGACTTCAAGCCCTACATACGATTAATCCCGGCTGAAGGCGTTCACGAGTGGATACATACCGGGATACTGAGTGAAGAAGGCACCCTGCATAACCCTGACCATTTCCACTTACTGGAAGCTGACATCGTATTCATGTGGGCGTCGAATGCATTCGCGAAGAAGGGGCGAACGGTGCTGGGCCAGTGTGAAGAGGTAATGATGCGCGCTGGTGGCTGGCAAAAAGCCCGCATGGAACAGCAGATGTACGAATGGTTCGGGCACATCCCGGATTTTATTATCACCCTGGCCGCTGATTACTGCGCCCAATGTTCCGATCTGGAGTTCTGCGCGCTGGTCGAGCATGAGCTCTACCACATCGCACAGGAAACCGATGAATTCGGTGCGCCGAAATTCTACCGGGATAGTGGATTACCCAAACTGAAGCTACGCGGCCATGATGTGGAAGAGTTCGTTGGTGTCGTTCGCCGCTATGGAGCAAGTCACGATGTGCAACAACTGGTGGACGTAGCAAACAGGCCTGCGGAAGTGGCTCAACTTGATATCGCCAGGGCGTGCGGGACGTGCATGCTTAAACTGGCTTGATTACCTGGACTGACCTGGACGAATGGTGAATTATGGCGGCTCTAAAAAATGATGTGAAAGCCTACATAGTTCAGGCCCTTGCGTGCTTTGATACCCCTTCTCAGGTTGTCGAGGCTGTCCAGGCTGAATTTCAGGTGAAGATTACCCGCCAGCAGGTCGAATCCTACGACCCCACAAAAGCCAGTGGCAAGGCGTTAGCTGCCCGGTGGGTGGAATTGTTCAACGCTACCCGAGAACGCTTCCAGAATGAAATCTCGGACATCCCGATAGCCAATAAGGCCTACCGGCTGCGTGCGCTTGATCGAATGATGACGAAGGCAGAGACAATGCGGAATATGGCACTGGCAGCGTCACTGATTGAACAGGCCGCCAAAGAGTGCGGTGATGCCTACACAAACAAACATAAATTCGAGCATTCCGGGCCTAACGGTGGCGCTATCGAGACGATCACCATGAGCAAAGAGGAATACAAATCAGCAAGGCAGGAGATGATGGAGGATGACGACTGCTGAGCAAAAGGCATTTGCCCGTAAGGTCGAATGCGAAGAGGATGGGCTGTATTACGCGCGCTATTTCTTCAAACAGCGCACCGGCGGCAAGATGATTGTCGCACCGCATCACAAAGTTATTCAGCAGACGCTGAACCGCGTTATAGATGGTGAGATAAAGCGCCTGGTCATTAACGTTCCGCCTGGTTACACCAAAACAGAACTGGCAACCATTAACATGATGGGCCGGGGACTGGCGCTGAACCGGCGCGCCCGGTTTATGCACCTGTCATACTCCCACCAGCTGGCGCTACTGAACTCATCGACTGCACGCGGCATGGTCAAATCGCAGGCCTACCAGTCAATGTGGCCGATGGCGTTGCGTGACGATGCGGACAGTAAGGCGATGTGGTGGAACGAATATGGTGGCGGGGTTTACGCGTCGTCAGCTGCCGGGCAGGTTACCGGTTTTCGTGCCGGACACATGGAGCCAGGCTGGCAGGGCGCGCTGATTATCGATGACCCGGTAAAACCTGATGATGCCTACAGCGAAACTGTACGCGATGGCGTGAACAACCGCTTTAACGAAACCATCAAATCACGTCTGGCCGTCGAAACAACGCCGATGATTGTGATTATGCAGCGTATCCACTATCACGACCTCAGTGGATACCTCCTGCGCGGCGGCTCCGGTGAAATGTGGCATCACCTGAATCTGCCGGTGATTATCGATAACAGCCAGGCGTATTCGGCGCAATATCCGGAAAACACCCACGCTATCCCTGTTGATCATGGTCTGCCTGACGGCTGGCTCTGGCCGTTCAAGCACAACGAGACACACCGCGTATCGCTGTTCTCGCACCGGCGAACTGCCGAGGCGCAATACATGCAGAAGCCCCGCAAGTTTAACGCGGAGGGCGCACTGTGGACTGAGGCGATGATTAGCGCCGCGCGCGACCTGCAGATCCGCTTTGATAAGGTTCGTACGGTTATTGCGATTGACCCGCAGGCCACAAACAGCGATGAAAGCGACGAAACCGGGATTGTGGCCGCCAGCGCATACGGTGCTGGTGATAAAAAACAGTTCTCTGTTGATGGCGATTACAGTGCCAAATACTCACCGGCTGGCTGGGCTAAAAAGGCTATGTGGGCCTATGAGGAACATGGCGCTGATGCCATCGTTATCGAAACGAACCAGGGCGGGGATATGGCGGAGGAAACACTGCGTAACGCCGGGTTCAAAGGCCGCATAATTAGGGTGCATGCCAACAAAGGGAAATTCGCCCGCGCCGAACCGATATCCGCGCTCTACGAACAGGGGCGTGTAGTCCATCACGGCAATCTCTATCTACTCGAAAACCAGTTGATGGAATACGTGCCCGCCACCGCCAAAAAGTCTCCTGACCGACTGGATGCCGCCGTGTATGCGCTGACCGAACTCGGCGGAGCGCAGGCAATTGGCATGATGATCCCGAAACGCCTCAGATAATTTACGGACCCTGCATGAATAAAAATCTTCAGCTGGCCGTCAACCATGCGTTGAACGATGCCAGGCTTGCGCGCGCCCGTATGATGGCCGCCAACCCAACCATGGGGCTGGATTCAAAGCGTAGCTCGGCATGGTGCGAGTACGGATTCAAAGACGACATTACCTTCGATGACCTCTACAGTCTGTACCGGAGAGGCGGTATTGCCCATGGCGCGGTCAAAAAGCTGATCGGTGCGTGCTGGCAAAGCAACCCGGAAATTATCGAAGGAGATAAGCAGGACGAAACCCGCCCGGAAACAGACTGGGAACGGAAAGCTAAGTCTGTATTAACGCATCGCTTCTGGCGCTCTTTTGCAGAGGCTGACTTACGGCGGCTGGTGGGGCGTTACTCCGGCATTCTGCTGCATATCCGGGACGGCAAAGACTGGAACCTGCCTGTAACCAGAGGGAGAGGGCTGGAGAAAATCACCGTTGCCTGGGCGGGAACAATCAAGGTTAAGGACTGGGATACAGGCATCAATTCCCGAACCTACGGCCAGCCGAAAATGTGGCAGTACATCGAGCAACTTGCGAACGGTGCCGTCCGGCGCGTGGACGTTCATCCGGATCGCGTTTTTATCCTGGGTGATTATTCCCCCGATGCTATTGGTTTTCTTGAGCCCGCTTACAACGCTTTCGTAAGCCTTGAGAAGGTGGAAGGCGGCTCCGGTGAGTCGTTCCTGAAGAACGCAGCCCGCCAGCTGAGCATCAACTTCGACGAAAAAATCGACTTTACCAATCTGGCCTCGCTCTATGGTGTGGATGTTGCGGAGCTGCAGGAAAAATTCAATGACGTCGCCGTTGAGATTAACCGTGGCAACGATGCGCTACTCACCACGCAGGGCGCAGCTGTAACGCCGCTGGTGACATCTGTGGCTGACCCCGGCCCGACCTACGACGTCAACCTCCAGACAGCTGCCGCCGCGCTGGATATCCCGACCAAAATCCTCGTTGGTATGCAGACGGGCGAGCGTGCCAGTACTGAAGACCAGCGTTACTTCAACGCACGCTGCCAGTCTCGCCGGGGTGATTTGTCATTCGATATCGAAGACCTGTGCGACAAGCTGGTGGAACTGGGCATTCTCGACGCGGTAGGGCAAAAGACGGTTATCTGGGATGACCTGAACGCTAGCACCGACGCTGAGAAGCTGGCCGCAGCCAAAACCATGGCGGAAATTAACAGCGCCTTGCTCGGCACTGGCGAACAGCCCTTCACCGGTGAAGAAATACGCGTCGCTGCCGGGTATGAGGGCTCGCCTGCACCTCTGGGGGAAGACGATGAAGAAGAGGAAAACGAAACCTCCTATTCTGCCGGGAAACCTTAACGATCCCACCGGTGCAGACCGCCTTGAGCGCGGTGCGATTAACGAGTTCGGCAAACGGATAAGGCGCATTGCCAAAGCTTACCAGGACATTCTCGACCGTATTCCCGCATCGCCCGCTGTAAACCTTCGCTACACATTCGACCTGGACACCTCACTGTTATCAATGCTTCTCAGCAACGCCTCGGTGATTGTTGATGAAATCCTCTTTGGTGGCAGCGAGACCGATTTCTGGTTCTGGCGGGATTACGTCAGGCAGGGATATCAGCGCGGCACGGCCCAGGAGTTTGCCAGCCTGTCGCAGCAGTCGCCGGTATATGCCGCCGGGCGTGAAAGTCTCCAGCAGTTGTTGCTGAGCGATCCTTATCAGCGCCGCCTTCTGCTGGTTAGAACCCGAGTTTTTGAGGAGATGAAAAACCTCAGTGCGCGGATGAAATCGGACATGGCGCGCATTCTTACCGATGGCATGGGGCGGGGGCAGAACCCACGGGAAATTGCGAAACGTCTCACCAGCCAGGCCGGAATTGAACTCAGCCGGGCCAGGCGTATTGCCCGCACGGAAATACCGACGGCGCTGCGTCGGGCCCGGTGGGATGAAACGGATGATGCCGAAGCACAATACGGCATTACAACACGTCTTTTGCACCTTTCAGCGTTCAGCCCGACAACGCGGCGTAAGCATGCGCTTCGCCACGGGCACCTGTACACCACAGAAGAGGTGCGTGACTGGTACAGCATCGACGGCAACGCCATTAACTGCAAATGCACACAGGTTGCTGTGCTTGTTAATGCCAGCGGTCAGCCGCTTAACCCGAACATCATTGATATGGCTAAAAAGCGCCTGGAGAAAGCGCAGAAAGCCGGACTCATCGCCAACCACTGCGACTGCGGCCACCATAGAGCCGCGTAACCGCGAGACACCACCATGACCATGCAAGTAAACGTCACCACCCGTGTGAACAGCCAGTCCATCCGTCGGGAAGTTCACAACGGGCGCGATCATCTGATCCTGCCCAGTTACACGCTGCCGGCCAATGTCGTTATGAACGGCGGTCTCTATTCTGCCAGTGAAATCGATGCGCACTATGCGGGCCTCGAGGGGACGCTGGCACCGCTCGGTCATCCGCAGGTAAACGGCCAGTTTGTGTCGGCCTTCTCGCCTGAAGGGCTGAATGTCGGGTTCGTCGGCGCGTGGAACCGCAACGTTAAAAAAGCCGGGAATCGTATCTACCTGGAGAAATGGGTGGATGTAAACAAGGCCAGCGAATCTGAAGGTGGCCGGGAACTCCTCGAGCGCGTGGCAGCCATTGAGCGCGGCGAGGACGTGCCGCCAATTCACACCAGTGTGGCGGTGTTTCTTGACCAGCTCGAACCCAATGAAGAACAGAAGGCGCTGGGTGCTGAGTGGGTGGCAAAAATCCACGGCATGGATCACGACGCCATTCTGTTGCATGAGGTCGGTGCGGCCACACCCAAGCAGGGCGTTGGCCTGATGGTGAATGCCGACCTCGCCACGCCATTAAAAGCCAACTCCGGCGCGCTGGTGGGCGAATCTTTCCGGGAGCGTGAACAACGCCTCGATCGTGCAGCAAAAGCAAAGTTCGCTCCAGGCGAGAACGAATATGCCTGGGTGGCTGACTTCACTGATTCGCAGGTGGTGATTATTCGCAATGGCGGAAGCGCGCAGGTTTACGGCTACACCTCTGACGGCGGAAAAATCACCTTCGACGACACCGGAACGCCGGTTGCCCGCCAGGAATCCTGGGTCACCGTTGTAACCAACAAAGTTAAATCTCTTTTCACACCGCAGGATAAGCCTGCAACTAACCATCAAACGGAGGGCGACATGCCTTTAACCACTGAAGATACAGAACTGCTTCGCAAAATCGTTGGTGAGGCCATCGCCGCTAATAACGACGCGACCATTAAGCCACTGAGCGAAAGCATTGCAGCAATTCAGACTAACCAGCAGCAGCTCGCTGAGACCCTGACCGCTAACTCCCGCGCCGAAGAAGCAACGAAGCGCGCGGCGGTTGCGAAAGTTCACGGCGAGATCGTCGCGAACGCGCTGTCAGGTGATGCACTGGATGCGATGTTCAAAAACCTGGGCGAAGCCGCACCGCTGGGTACTAACTCCGCGCAGGCGCAAACCGAAACCGGCGCACCTGATCCGGCCACTTACTTCAAATAAGGGAAACGCCAATGCCACGTTATCGTCGCGTTAATATCGACGGGGAATCGCTCTACAAGACGGAAACCCGAAAACTTGCCGCGCCCCTGAACCCGGGGACGTTTGTTGTCATCAATGCCAGCAATCTTTTTGCACAGGCCTCTGCGCCTGTGGGACGCATGTATGTGCTGGATTGCGCTTATCACGAAGGGCTGGGCATTACCGATACGATCCCGTCCGGTCATTCGGGTGTGGGTAATTACCTGGAAGAAGGGCGTGAATTCGCTGTTCGTGTGGCTGCAGGCGCCTATAAAAAAGACCAGCCAATTACGGTTGTTGCAGGTCAGGCCGCTGCCGTTCCTACCGCTGCGGGTACCTATCAGGTCATCGGTTACTGCCAGGATGACGTCACCACCACGGCGGTTGACTTCATCCGCATCCGCGCGCGCGCTTCCAGCGTGACCGTTGCTTAAGGAGAGCATCAATGTATTTTTCTGCTGAAACACTGGCGACCAACAGCCGCCTGCGCACGCACTGGAATGAGCTGTGGGCTAACCGTAACATGTGGGATGCCCAGCACCGCGCCATGATGGCGGTAAACCGTAATCTCATGACGCCTGAAATGCTGGCGGCGAATGCCCTGGCTGGTGACGGTCTCGGTCGTGAATTCTGGGCTGAAATCGACCGACAGGTCATCCAGCTGCGCGATCAGGAAATCGGGATGGAAATCGTCAACGATCTGATGGGTGTACAGACAGTTTTGCCGATTGGCAAGACAGCCAAGCTGTATAACGTCGTTGGCGACATCGCCGATGATGTGCAGGTTAGTCTGGATGGTCAGCCACCTTTTTCTTTTGACCACACCGAATACGGCAGCGATGGCGACCCGATCCCGGTTTATACCGCAGGTTATGGTGTGAACTGGCGTCTTGCTGCGGGCCTCAATACCGTCGGTATTGACCTGGTGCTGGATTCGCAACTGGCGAAGATGCGCAAGTTCCATAAACGTCGCGTTAAAGGCTATCTCGACGGCAACCCGACCATTCAGGTTCAGAACTATCCGGCCCAGGGCATGCGCAACCATCGTAACACCGCCAAGATTAACCTCGGTTCCGGTGCCGGGGGAGCGAATATCGACCTGACCACGGAATCGCCGGCGCAGCTACTGGCATTCTTCGGCCCAACAGGACCGTTTGGTATCACCGCCCGCGCCAACAAAGTCACTGCGTACGATGTGCTGTGGCTGAGCGCTGAAATCATGGCGAATCTGTCGAAGCCGTACACCATTGAAGTCGGCAGCGGCGCGAACGCCGTAATCAGCGGCAATGTCCTGGACGCCATCCGCAAATTTATGCCGGTGAAAGATATCCGCCAGACTTATGCACTAACCGGTAATGAATTCCTGGCGTATGAACGTCGTCAGGATGTGATCACGCCGCTGGTAGGGATGGCCGTCGGGGTGGTTCCGTTGCCTCGTCCGATGCCACAGAGCAACTACAACTTCCAGATTATGTCTGCAGAAGGTTTGCAGATTAAACGCGATGACGATGGCCTGTCCGGCGTTGTCTACGGCGCAAATCTGGCTTAAGGAGAAATTATGCCGAAGTTTGAAGTCATACGTGGCTGGCATGGCGTTAAGGTTGGGGATGTGCTGGTTCTGGATAAAGTTCATCCAGCGCTGGAATCTCATCTTCGCCTGATGCAGGGGGAAGCGGGCGGTGAACTTATCCCGGCAACACCGGGCGCGGGCACTGATGTGAAACCCCGTAAAGAAATCATTGCTGAACGCCTGAAAGAACTGGGGATCGAGTTCAAAGGCAATCTGGGTGCGGAAAAGCTTTCGGAGCTGCTGCCGCCTGGCGAGCTTGAAAACCTGTTCCCTGCTGAATAACCGCCGCGAAAGCGGTTTTTTTATGCCCCGTTCCGGCGGGGCGTCTTATTTCAGGAGTCTGTCATGGTCACACAGGAACAGGCACAGCAGTACCTGACCGGGCAGGGCATCGCTTTACCCGACTTCGTGCTGGCGGCGCTGATTGACCAGGCCAACGGCATTGAAGAATGCCTGGTACTTCATTATCCGGCATCGACAGTGCTGCTTATCCAGCTGTACCTGCTTGCGCTGATGGGGCTGGGGCAGGGTGATAAATACCTTACCAGCCAGACCGCACCCAACGGCGCTTCGCGTTCATTCCGGTATCAGTCGTTTTCTGACCGCTGGAAAGGGGCGCTGAGCCTGCTGAGCGGACTGGACAAACATGGTTGCGCGACGGCACTTATCCCGCCCGATCCGACTGCTGCGCCAGCATTTGCAGGGATTTGGGTCGGTAAGGGCGGCTGTATGTGCAACGGGGGCCGGTAATGGCCTGGGTATCGGTGAAACAGCGTCTGCCGGAGCCGTTCGTTAAAGTCTGGGTGATAACAGACAGCGGCAGGAAGGTGACCGGCTACGTCAAAAATAACGGTGAATGGTTCATCTTTTGCCGTGAGGTAGCCGCCGGGAACCCGGAAGTGATCAGCTGGGAGGAGTCATGAGCGCTACAGCGAACTGGGTATATACCAACCTCGCGACCATTTACCCGCGCACGTACGATGACTGGAAGGGTATCTGGCTGACCGGCACACCGTATCTTATCGACTGCACATGGGAGATAGACCAGGAACAGGCGGTCGATGATGCCGGTGCCGAGTTCACCACTAACCTGATTATCTCCACCGAGCTCAAGCACAACGGCGCAGATGTCCGCAAACCGCTGCGTAACGACTATGTCGCAGTGGGTGATACAACCGCCGAGCCGGACCCGGTAAAAGCGAAAGGTGATGTGATCCGGGCGGTCAGGATGTGGGATATGTCGTTTTTCGGCGAGGAACCCGACTACAAAATTCTGACCGCTGACCGTAATTAGCCCGGTGCCTGATAACTACAGGAGACAACGCTATGCCCGTTAAAGGTATCAAACGTGTTCAGTTAAACATGGGCAATGTGATTGGAAACATCGCCGGGGCAGTGACAGAAAAGGTTATCACCGAAGTTATGATCGTCGGCTCCGGTTACGCAGCACAGATAACCCCGATTCATACCTCCACGCTGGTGAACAGCATGTATCGCGAACTGAAGCCAGAGCCGGGTGGCATGACCGGGCGGGTCGGCTATACCGCAAGTTATGCCGCCCGGGTGAATGCGGCCGGTGGCACGTTAAAAGGCAAGCTCCGCCCGGACGGCAGCGGTAATTACTGGGATCCGGATGCAGAGCCTGATTTTCTGCGTAAAGGGTTTGAGCGCGACGGCATAGCCGACATCAAAGCCACCATACAACGAGGCTACAAATTATGACGCGAAGCGAGGTTTTTGACGCGTTACGCGCCTGGCTGCAGAGCCACGGTTTTGATACCGGCTACCGCGTACAAAAGCGGTTCTGGGTCGAGGTGGAAGATTCACAAAACGATCGCTATCTCGTTATCCAGCAGCAGGGCGGTGGCGCGGCAGAAGAGGCCATCACCCGCGACTACTTCCGCTTCATCCTGCTGACCGGGCAGAACGACGCCGATGTTGATGCGGTGGAGAACACCGCCGACGCCATCCGCCAGGCCATGCTCGATGACTACCACACCGAATGCATCATCTCAATGCAGCCAGTCGGGGGCGTTCCCGCCTTCCGCACCGAAGAGGGCCGCTGCGCCTTCGAAATTAACTTCCAGACCATTATTTCCCGATAATACGGAGTAACACATATGACTTGTGAATCAGGTGCATTCACGGGGCGCGACGTCGTCGTTTATTTTGCGATTGGTTGCCCGGAGGTTCAGCCCACGCTGAGCCAGTACAAGCGCCTCGGCATGATGCGTGGCAAAACAACCGGCGTGGAATGGGAAACCGCAGACGCCACAGCTGACCAGAGCGCAGCGTATACCCAGGAAAATCTGGTCACGTATAAAAACGTATCCTTCTCCGGCGACGGCGTAAGTCGCAAGGAAGCTATCTACGGCCAGAAGGAAATGAAGCGCCATGTATATAACCCGCCCGGAGAAACCAGCAACCAGCCTTACGTGTGGCTGAAAATTATCTCGCCGTTCGATATCACAGAAGGCCCGTTCCTGGTAACGAGCTGGCAGGATGAATCACCGCATGATGACGTGGCCACGTGGTCGATTGAAGCCTCCAGCGCCGGGCTGGTGGATGTCCGCGACGTCGGCGCGGTCATTAACATCACCTCCCAGCCGCAGAACCGCACCATCACCACCGGCAGCACGCTGACGCTTACCACAGCGGCGACCGTGACAGATGGTTCAGCGCTGACGTATCAGTGGAAGAAGAACGGCACGGATATCAGCGGCGCCACGTCAGCCACCTACACCAAAGCCAGCGCGGTGGCGGGGGATGCCGGTTCGTACACCTGCCAGGTTTCATCGCCCACCGCCGGTACCGTCACCACGAGCCCGGCAACGGTTGTGGTCAACGCGTCTTAACTGACAGGGGCGAAAGCCCCTTTGAGGTTTTATGCAGGCAATTACCGATATCGGCCAGGCGGAAATACGCGCCGGTGGCCGGAGAATATTCCTCAACCCTTCGTTTCTTGCGATGTCGCGCATTGGCACACCGGAAGAGATTGTCACAGCATTCGTGACGGTACACGGCGGACATTATCCTGAACACCGGATCAGCGATGTAGAAGTGTTGCGCAGTGCTCAGGCGCGCTGTTTCGCCGACATGGTTGTTACTGCAGCAAAGGTTGTGCAGGCGGCTTGTGATGATGACCTCCGCCAGATGATCGGTATTTGCTCAGTCACAGCAAAAGGCAAGTTATCGTATCGCCCCGGCCTGTTGCCGGTATCACACATCATCCAGCTGGCGCGCCATCTTATTCGCCATGGGGTTGTGGGCGACCAGCCGCAGGAAGCCGCCAGCAAAGGTGAAGGCGAATACTCGGGGAAATTCGATGCCCGGTCTTTCGTTTATCTGGCTGTGGCACACCTGGGCATGAGTGAATCCGATGCCTGGAACATGACCATGACCAGCTTCAGGGCGGCAATGAGCGCTAAATATCCGCCGAAGGAAGCCGCGAAAATCCCGACAGAGCAGCATTACGATGAGGCTATGGACTGGGCAGAGAAGATGTTCGCACTCGATGCACAGCGCAACGGGCTGCACTGACCGCTGTTACTGAGATCAAAAAATCAGACCTGGCCGTTGCGTCACTCCCCCCCCATGCTACGATTGCGAATGAATTTAGTAGGTATGGGATTAGGGATATGCGAATTGATATACCGGGTAGTGCCGAAGACTATTATTCTTCGACTGAAACCCCACAAGGTACAAAAAAATTTAAAGCGAATAGACCCCTGATACGCGAGTTGGTAAACCTTAGACATAAAAAATTGCAAGAGGTTATAGTCTCGGGCGGAAACGCGTATACAGCCAGCCTTGATCTGAATGATCAGTTTGAGGAATTCATTTCTGCTGCGCCTGATCTCGCACAAACAGAAATTTTGAATGTTTATACGCAAGAGCTAAATGCTTCATCTTCAGAAATGAATAAACAAGCTCAAAAATTAGATGAAGAGACTGACAAGACCCTCGAAAAAAACAAAGTATTGGGGCAGTTTTTTTGGGTTGTTGTAATCATTTTTATAGTGGCAGTCATAGCTCTTAAAATGTAATCAAAAATCAATCTTGTGAACCTCGCTCCGGCGAGGTTTTTTATTGCCTGGAGAAAATACATATGTCCGAAAATGTAGGTGAAATTGTTTATATCATTCGCGCGGACACAGCTCAGCTGCTTTCTGCTGGGCGTAATGTTGTCGACATGACAAATGATCTCCAGAGTAATTTTGATGACACCGATGAATCAGCCGATAACCTGAATACTACGCTTTCGAAGCTTGCTGCAACGCTAAGACTAATTTTTGCCGCGGGTGCTCTGCGGGAAATGGCAAAGATGGTTCAGAGCTACCAGGAAATGGCTGAGCGGGTTCAGATGGCGACATCTAGCCAGGCTGAATTTGAAAGCGTTCAGAAACGGTTACTTAATACCGCTAACGGGACTTACAGATCTTTAGCAGAAGCACAGGAGCTTTATATTCGCAGCGCAGACGGTCTGCGCAGTATGGGCTATTCCACTGAACAAGCTATTGATGTCCAAGACTCAATGTCTTATGCATTCGTAAAGAACGCCGCCAGCGCGGACCGGGCTGAGTCAGCTATCAGTGCTTTCACAAAGGCGATAAATACCGGTAAGGTATCAGCCGATCAGTGGGAGTCCATCACTACCGCCATCCCAACCGTGATCAATGATATTGCCACCGCCAGCAAAAAAACCTCCGCCGAAGTGCGAGCGATGGGCGCAGCAGGCAAGTTAACAGCATCAGATTTAAGCGAGGGATTACGCCAGTCACTCAATGAGAACGCAGCCGCAGCGGCGGGGATGTCCAACAACCTTACCGATGCTGGCGTGAGGATGAAAACGGCCTTTACTGAAGTTTTGGTGGCAATCGAGGGCCAGACAGGAGCGCTACAAACCTTTACCAACGGTCTTATTGCTGCCGCTGACACTATTCTGGAGTTCGGTCGAGACTCTGAAAGCATGGCTGGGTTCATCGATACCGCAACTATTGCTGCGCAAGCATTTGCTCTTGTGTTGGCTGGTCGGTATGCAGGTGCATTAAAAGCTGGCATTGCCGGTAAGATTCAGAACATCGCCGCGAATCGCCAAATGGTGACTACTGAAAATCAGGCGGCTCAGGCTGCGCTCTTTTCAGCCAATGCCACACAGCGCAGGTCGCTAGCAGATAAAGAGGCTGCGATTTCAGCGCTAAATCTGGCCCAGGCAGAATATAACGTAGCGCGAGGAAGTGCAGCGGAAATGCTGGCACTCGATAACCTTACTGCCGCAAAAACAAGAGCAACCGCAGCTTCGATCGCGCTAGCTGAAGCAGAAACAGCGCAGGCAGCAGCTACCGTTCGCGCTACTGCAGCCGCAAGCGGCGCATCTATTGGGATGGGGTTATTGCGTAATGCTTTTTCGTTAATTGGTGGACCTGCCGGGGTGATAATGATCGCTGCCGGGGCTTTGCTTTACTGGTGGCAAAGCGCTAAACAGGCGAAAGAGGAAAGCATAAAATTTGCTGACAGTCTGGATGGTGTTATTGCCAGAATGCAAGAAATGAGTGCGATTCAGTTGAAGGACACGCTATACAAAACAACGGACTCTATTCGTAATCAGAAAGATGCTCTAATGGACATGTATGACAGTCTTGACGAGTCACGAAAAAAGGCTGCTGAGCTTGAGAGGCAGTTAGATGGCCTGAAGAAATCAGGCGCTCCCGCGTATGTAATTGCTGAAGCTCAGGAAAGACTGACAGAGGCGCTCGGTGAGACTTCAGGTAAGGCCGCTGAGGCTGAAAAAGCTTCACGGGAGTTAAGCGAAACGCAAAAGAAATTAGCCGTTATCCAGGGTGAATTAAATCAGAAAGCCAGAGACTCTGACGCCGCTTTTGCTGTGCTTGAAAACAACCTGAAAAATGTTCTTCCTGGTGCCGCCGATAAAGCCATAACTGTTATGGCAGCAACCATCGAGTTTATGGATAAACTCAATAAAAAAGCCGCGAACGTTGGGAATATACAACCTGCGGAACCGGAAGACTCCCCCGAAGCGAAGAAACTCATTCAGAACGCCGAACGCCGCCTTGCTCTTTCAAAACTGGAAGGTGAAGCAAGAGCAAGACTGCAGGCGCAATTCGATGCTGATGATGCCGGGATTACTGATGAGAAAAAAAGAAAGGCCCTTGCGGCTCAATACGCTGAAACAGAGCGGTTAACCAGCGCAAGAAAAGCCGCAAACAAGGAAGCGAAGAAGTCCGCTGACGACGCAACGCAATTTTTATCTCGTCAGCAGTCTGCACTGGATCGACTCAACACCGGTTATGCCGATGGCTCGCTTGAACTGGCGAAGTACGATGCGGTTATGGCGCTTGGAAATAAAGCGACTGACGCGCAAATAGCTAAGGCTGAGCAGCAGGCCGACGCAATCTGGAGAAGTCAGCAGGCGATAAAGGCCGCTGCGGAGGAAGAGAAAAAGCGCACTCAGGCCAGTCAGAACTTCACCAGCCTGCAGGGGCAGGTATCACCAGTTGCAGCGGTCGATAACTCATATCTGACGCAAATGGCGCAGCTCAATGAGTACGTAACCCTTTATCCGCAAAAGATCGCGGAAGCCGAAGCGTTACGGGCCAGTATTGAGGAACAGTATCACCAGCGGCGCATGGCGGCCATGTGGGAAGAGTGGCAGCAGCAAAGCCAGATTAACAGCATGATTGGCGCCGCCGTGGACTCCTTACAGGGCGGGGCAACCAGCGCCATTACTGGCCTGATAAACGGCACTCAGAGCCTGCGGGAATCTTTCGCCAACATCGGCACCACGATTTTAAACAGCGTGGTGGGCAGCTTTGTTCAGATGGGTATTGAATGGGCTAAAAGTCAGCTTATGGGCCAGGCGGCTGCAGCTGCTTCTCTGGCAGCAACTACTGCCCAGGCTTCAGCTGCCGCTGCTGCGTGGGCACCCGCTGCAATGAGTGCTTCTATCGCGACGTACGGCAGTGCTGCTGCGGTGGGGCAATCAGCGTACGCTAGTTCAATGCTTGCAGCCAAGGGGCTGGCGCTTGCTGGCGGTCGCCGTTATGGCGGCGGGGTGTCTGCTGGCAATGCCTATCGCGTTAACGAGGATGGGCGCTCTGAAGTGTTCCAGACAGCTGGTGGCCAGCAAATATTCATGCCGAATAAGTCAGGGAAGATCATTCCAGCAGATAAAGCAGGCGGCGGCTCTTTCAACCCCGTTATGAATTTGACGATAAACACAACTGGCGGTATCGGTGAAGAAGATATTGCCAGGCTGCGCAAGGCCTGGAGCAACGATATGTTGAAGATGATGGTAGATCAGAGCTCGAGGCCTGGCGGCATATTGCAGGGGAGAAGGAAATAATGCCTGAAATCTTCACCTGGAAACCTCTGCGCGGCTACAGCGCCGAACGCACCCCTAACGTGGCTGTCGTCAAACTCGGTGACGGCTACGAGCAGCGCCAAAAAAAAGGCATTAACCCGCTGATGTCAAAATACTCGCTGACGTTTCGCGGCGTTAACGGGCCGTGCCGTGTGAACCCGGCGAAGCAGGCCGAGGCGTTTCTGACAGCACGCATGGCGGTGGAGTCGTTCTACTGGACGCCATCGGATACGGGGGTACAGGCGCTGTTCGTCTGTCGCTCCTGGAATATGACAAAGACCGGGCCGCTCTATGAACTGACGGCCACGTTTGAACAGGTACCACGATAAACGCGCAATAAATGCATGGTTATTGAGCAATTGAATTAATCAGCATCGTTTAATTTGTATCCACCAACATGGAGGTATTAACGATGTTACTTAAATTCTTAACTGGTACCGTTGTTCTTGCATTAAGCCTGTCTGCCTTTGCCAAAGAGTCTGGGCTTCCCGTCGAACAGGTGAAGCAACTGATTATCGAAGAGTCTATTTCCGAATACCCAGGTACCTGCGCCTGCCCATTTAACAGAGCCAGTAACGGCAGTAAGTGTGGTAAACGCAGCGCCTGGAGTAAAGCCGGAGGTTATTCTCCGATTTGCTATAAAGACGAAGTCACCAAAGAAATGGTGGACGACTGGCGAAAACGAAACAGTGCATAACATTAACCCGCTTCGGCGGGTTTTTTTATGGAGGAATTTCAGTGCGCGATATACCAGCCAATTTGATTATCGAAAGCGTTGATGCCGGAGTTGGCGCTTTTATCGATCTGTTTGAGCTAGACCTACGGCCCTACGGCGGGAACCTCGAACGTTTTCACTCCGGTACAAACGGCTTTTACAACAATGTTATCTGGCGCGGTAACGCCTATCCCCCTTATCCGATCGCTGTCGAAGGCTTCGAGAGCCGGAACGAAGGTACCTATGCGCGCCCGGCCATGGCTGTCGCGAACGTCACGGGTATGATTTTTGGGATGAACCATGATTTCGACGATCTGCTGGGCGTGGTGATCACCCGTCGCCAGGTGCCGGTGAAATATCTGGACGCGGTTAATTTTCCCAACGGGAACCCGGATGCAGATCCCACCATGGAGGCAGTATCCCGTTACGTTGTCGAGGAGATGACCGAAGAGACGTCAGAGCAGGTGACTTATTCTCTCGCAACGCCGGTGGATTGCGACAACGCCATTATTCCGGCGCGGACTATCCTGGCGGATGTGTGCCAGTGGGTTTATCGCGGTACCGGCTGCAATTACGACGGACCGCCGGTCGCCGATGAACGGGACAACCCGACCAGCAACCCTGCGCTGGACAAATGTTCTCACCGCCGCACAGGTTGTCGCTTCCGGTACCCGCGACCGTACCCCATGCCAATCAGCAGTTTCCCCGGTTCACAGAAGGTTTCCTGATGCAGGAATTACTCGATTATGCGGCCTCGTCGCAGTATGAAGTGTGCGCGCTGATAATCAACGATACCCGCCTTTACCCGTGCCGGAATACACATCCCGATCCTGCTCACCATTTCCGCATCAGCGATGAAGACTGGCTGGCAGCGGAAGAGGTGGGGGAAATCACTGCGGTATTTCACTCACATCCGCAGGCGGTACCGGTGCTGTCAGGTGCTGATCGTGCCATGCAGGTCATGACAGGACTGCCCTGGTGGCTGGCGTGTAACGGCAAGCTGCGAAAGTTCCGCGCGGTACCGCACCTGCTGGGCCGCAGTTTCAAGCATAGTGTGACGGACTGCTACTCGCTGTTTCGCGATGCGTATCACTTGTGTGGCATTGACCTGCCGGATTTTGCGCGTACAGAAGGCTGGTGGCTACGAGGCGAGAACCTCTACCTGAATAACATGGCGGCCAACGGTTTCCACCAGGTTTCCCCTGGCGAGGCCGTACCCGGTGATGTGATCCTCCGCCAGCCGTTCCCGGGTGCCGACCCGTGCCATGCGATGATCCTTCTGGAAGACAACATGGTGCTTCACCACGACCATGCCGGACATCTGAGCAGGCGCGAACCCTACCGCATGGCTTTTCTAAAGCAAACCCATTCCATCTGGAGACATCAACGGTGCTCATTTTTAGATTTGCGGGGCATTTCCGCCGACATTTCCGCCAGGTCACATTAAACGTTGATACACCCGCGCAGGGGCTGCGCCTGCTGCTGGCCCAGTGTCCGGCATTCAAAAAAGACTTTCTGAAATCGCGGGTGCGCGTCCGTATTGCCGGTGAAGATGTTGCAGCAGACGCGATGCGCTGGCACCTGGACAGGCGTCTGGCTGATGGTTCCAGTGTACTTTTCGTGCCGGTGATTGAGGGGGCAATTACCGCAGCCGCCGCCATGTGGGTCGCTGTAGCGGTAAGTGTCGCCTCCATTGCCTACAGCGTGTACATGTCCCGCAACATGAAAACTAAAACCTCGGCCGAGGCTGCGGAAAACAACACCATCACTAATAACTCTTTTACCAGTGCGGAGAACCGCGCCGGGCAGGGGCGGCCAGTGCCGATTCTGCTCGGTGAAATGGTGGTGGGCTCTAACGTAATTTCCCTCGGTATTGACACGACAAATAACCAGGACTGGACAGAATCAATAAGCTAAGGCGGAAATATGTCATCAGGCGGCGGCAAGGCATCGACTCCGAAACTTCTCGACGATAACCTCAAATCAAAACAGTTTTACCGCGTGCTGGATCTCATCAGTGAAGGTCCGATTTACGGACCGGTTGACCAGTCGCACCTTTCTTCTTTCATGTTGAATAAAACTCCCATCACGGATCCTGCCGGCAATGTCAGCGTGAACGGCGTGAGCGTCGCCTGGCGCCCCGGCTCGGAATTTCAGAGCCCCATTAACGGCTTTTCCGCCATCGAGGCGACAAGCATCGTTAATACAGAGGTGACTTTCAACACGCCACTGGTCCGCACAGTAACCGATCAGGACGTCACACGCGTGAGGCTGAATATCGGTGTGACGGGGCTGGTCGAGCAGGACACGAAAGGGAACCAGAAGGAAACCTCTGTAACAATGGTGATCGAAACCCGCGTTGCCGGCGGTGCGTTCATTCAGCAAAAAGTGGTTACTATCACCGGGAAAATATCTGGCGAATATCTTGAGGCGCACCTCATCGATGCGCCGATAACGAAACCTTTCGATATCCGCGTTCGCCGTATCACACCTGACAGTAACAGCGACCTCCTGTCTAACGGTACTATCTGGAACAGCTACAGCCAGATCACTGACGACAACCTGAACTACCCGTTTTCGGCTATTGCCGGTGCAGTGATTGACCGTGACCAGTACAGGGATACCCCAAGCCGCACCTATCACCTGCGCGGCCTGATTGTCGATGTCCCGGATAACTACGATCCTATTGCCCGCACGTATACCGGATTGTGGCTGGGGGGATTTAAGAAAGCGTGGACGAACAACCCGGCCTGGCTCTTTCGCGAACTGGTGAAAAACACGCGCTTCGGCCTGGCCCGGCGAGCGGGTTATGTCGATGTCGACGACGGCGCGCTTTATATCCTTTCACAGTACTGCGATCAGCTGGTAAACGACGGCTATGGCGGGAACGAGCCTCGCATGACGCTGAACGCCTATATTACCGAGCAGGCCAGCGCCCGCGATATTCTGGATAAAATCGCCGGGATGTTCCGGGGCATCGCCCTCTGGGATGGCCTGCGCCTCACGGTCATGCTGGATACACCTCAGGACCCGGTTGCCACCATCACCAATGCGAATGTTGTAGAGGGTAAGTTCAGCCGCAGCTCGGTCAGGCGCGCTGAAAAATATAACGCGGTGGTGGTGTCCTGGACTGACCCGGATAATGGCTGGGAGCAGGTGAAGGAATATGTTTCCGACGATGCCATGATCGCGCGTGGGAACTATAACGAGACGACTATCGAGGCGTTCGGCTGCACTTCGCGCGGGCAGGCCTGGCGAGCCGGTAAATGGTTGCTGGAAACCGCAAAACGGGAGAGCAGCCGGTTAACTTTCCAGATGGCCCGGGATGCAATCGCCTTCACACCGGGTGACGTCGTGGAAATCATGGATAACGACTATGCCGGGACACGTCTGGGGGGGCGTATTGTCTCGCACTCCGGCGCGAATATAACTGTCGATGCGGACGTCTCCAGTCTGGTTTCGCCTGGCGACTACATGTCGCTTATGGGCAGCAATGGAAAGTTTGTGAAATACCCCATTGTTAGTGTATCCGGGCGCGTCATTACTTTGCGCAGCGCTCCAGCCTGGGTGCGTGATGGAACAGTTTTTGCCATATCGGTCAGTGAACTGTCCGTCCGCCTTTTCCGTATTCTGAGCATTTCTGAAACAGAAAATAACTCGGTTTACAGCATTACGGCGGGACAGCATGACCCGAACAAACAGGCCATTGTGGATGAGGGCGCTGTTTTTGAAATGCCTACCGACACCCTGAATGGCTACAGGGTACCGAACATTGAGAACCTTCGCATACTGAATACCAACAGCGAAACTGTGCAGGTGACGGCGACATGGGAAACCGCCACCACCACCAAAAAGCTGGTGTTCGAACTGTATGTCTATAACGAAAGCGGGGCGGTTGTTGCACAGTATGAAACCGACCAGTTTCGCTATGACTTCTACGGACTCATTGCCGGGAAATACATGCTTGGGGTACGTGGCCGCAACGAGAACGGCATGAAGGGTGCCGAAACCCAGGTAAACCTGATTATCGGGGCGCCACTGGCACCCTCCTCCGTTATCTGGACGCCAGGCATTTTCTCAGCAGATATTGTCCCGGTTATGCGTGTTACTGCCACCTCAGACACCACTTTTGAATTCTGGTACAGCGGTGAAAATCGTGTTCTTAACCCGGCGCTTATTGAAGACCAGACCCAGTTCCTTGGGCGATCAAGCCAGTGGAATCTTCACGGACTGAAAGCGGATACCACATATTACATGTACGTGCGGACGCGCAACGCGTTCGGCGTGTCGGGTTTTGTTGAGGCATCAGGCAAGGCATCGTCAGATATTCCGGGCATGATCGATTACATCGATGAAGCGGTGCGTGATTCAGATGCATTTAAGAATGTGCAGGCCGGAATAGATTACAGCCTGGAAGCGACGATGCAGAACACGCTGGCCCAGGTGGAAGGGGCACAGATCCAGTATGAACAGGTGGGACTGGCGCGTGCTGAAATTTCGCAGGCCAGGATTACCATTGCCGATAACGAACGGGCTTTTGCACAGTACCAGGAGCTTGTGGCTGTTCAGTTTGGCGATGCTGCTGCGGAAATCAACGAGGTTAAAACCGCCCAGGCAACTGCCGATGAGGCGTTCGCTGAGTACCGTCTGTCAGTGGCGGCCGACTTTAACGGTGTTAAAAGCAGCATTACAACCATTCAGGAGGCGCAGTCTTCAGCCGAACAGGCCTTTGCACAATACCAGACGCAGGTCGCGACCCAGCTCGGAAACCAGCAGGCAGCCATTAACCAGAAGCTCACTTCTGTGATTACCGATAACGGTACCGCAAAGGTTTCATACACCCTGAATTTAGGCGTGCGGCGTGGCGAGCAGCTCTATAACACGGGCTTTGGAATGTCACTCGAGCCAAACGGCAGCGGAGGGTATAAATCGACGGCAGTCTTTGCTGCTGATCAGTTCGGTATCTATTCCGGCAGCGATCCGGGCAGTTATGAAGCCGCGTTCTTTGTGTTCAATGGTCAGGTGTTTTTGCGGTCTGCGTTTATTCAGAATGCCAGCATTGATAATGCAAAAATTGGGCAGTACATCCAGTCCAACACATGGGATGGTACCGGCAATGTGGGCTGGCACATTAACAAAAGCGGGTTTGCGTGGTTCGCCGGCGTAACCGTCAGGGGAACCGTTTATGCCGAATCCGGCTCCTTCAGGGGCACGGTTTATGCGACTGATGGTGAGTTCAGAGGCACTGTGTACGCCAGCGGAGGCAAATTTACAGGGACGGTGGAAGCCAGCAGCTTTATCGGCGACGTGGCTAACGGCATGGTATTTGATGATGCGCCGAA